ATCTAGGAGTGGTCCGTAGATATCATCTACGAAAATTTCATTGATTTGTTCTGGATCACTCCGTGAGCGTTTGCGTATGATTATAGGTATCCGATGACCCCGGTAATGCGTCTCGATTTTCTTTTCGTTAGGGAGTAGATCCATCAATCGGTTACTTTTGAGGACCGCTGATACGTAACTCCATGCATTTCGTGAGCGGGAGACTGACCACAAACACTGCACATGGTATCCCCTTCGTCTATTTGAGCTACGTGAGGAACCTCTCTCATCTCACGCCACATATACTTATCAGGGTCAATATGCGTTTTCTTTTCAGCAGCAGAGGCAAGCGAACCTTGATAGTTCTCACGCTTCTGTACTAGTTGCATGATAATACAGTAGTTGGCAATATCCTTCAGACGGGACCAAATGGTTTCGCTGTCAAGGTTACCTTCTATCACGAACCGACGGACAGCGTGCATGTGCTTGTTGATGTGGACTAAGATCAGAAATGTGGGACGGACACCAAGTTGCCGCGCCTCTTCAAACACTCCGTCCAGAGCATCGGGAAATCCACTCTGATAGTCTTTTGCTTTCCGGGTTAGTTCCGCATGGCAGTCTGCGAAATACTCAGCAGATAATAGGAGGAACTCTTCAGTTGTCATTACATCAACCTCTGGTTACACGCGCTCCTAACGCGCTATGGAAAAATGAGGGAGCCGAGCTATTGCCCGACCCCCTCACCCGCGTTAGCGGAGCGTCGAACGCCTGCTACTTCCGTTTCTTCTTGCCCTTACCCTTCGCCTTCCCCGAAGCAGGTTTCTTTTGCTTAGGTCGCTTCTTGGGTTCCTCGGGAACGTCCTCTTCTTCCTCTTCCTCTTCCTCTTCCTCTTCCTCATCGTCGTCGGACTCTTCTTCCTCTTCCTCTTCCTCTTCGTCGTCTTCAGACTCTTCTTCGTCGTCCTCTTCCTCGTCGTCCTCTTCCTCTTCAGTATCGTCGTCTTCTTCCTCGACGTCTTCTTCATCTTCGACGTCTTCATCATCCTCTTCATCACTTTCGTACTCTTCTGCATCGTCTGATGAGAGAGTTTTCTGGATTCTGAGGTTCTGATACTCGCCAGAAGACTTCAGGGTAATCCGAGCAATGATACCATCGGATACGATCTCTTCCAGAGACTCAGGAATGTCGTCGAAGTCTTCGGGGATCTCGTATCCAAGCCGTGCATATGTTCTGCCGACCCAGACCAAGTTCTCCTCAGTCTCACATCCACTGAAGTCCATGACCTTCTGGCCTTCGTACTCACCCTCTTGGAAAGTCCAGGTCCAGTTGATCTGAAGCCGTTCTGATTCACCCTTCGATTGGGTGAGTTCGGCTCCCGTGAGCTTTGCGATGTACCGACCATCTTCATACTCGGTAAATCCCGCGTCTTTTTCAGCTTCCTTACGCGCTTTCTTCCAACGCTTTTTGGCAGCCTTGAGTTTGTCTTTGAAATTCGACGCCATCAGCTAGCACTCCTCTTTTTCCGACGGATCTTGGTCTTCTTCTTTCGCACTTTAGGTTTTTCTCCAGGGTCGAGTTCATTATCAAACGCTCTCTGAAAATTAGCCCAAGTTTCCTCTGACGACTTACCAGCCGGAATGAACTGAATCGGCGTCCCGTCTGTAAACCGAAACCGCTCTTTCAGCCGGTGTCCTGCCGCAACGTGATCGTTACCGAGAATTCGCAACCAGCGCTCATTCCCGATATACTCATACGACACCCAAATGTCAACCAACGCTTCCATCACATCGCGGGCTTGACCGCTCATGGTTGGCATGATCTTGTCGTACGTCCCACCACTACGTTTCTTAATCTCCCTTTCTGCCGAGTGGCTGATAAAGGCTAACCCTTTCCCCGTAGACCCGAGGCGGGAAACCTGTTTAATGAACTCGCGTTTGACTGCGTGCCATCCCTTTCCATACGCTGCATCAGTTGGGTGGTCAATTCCCATCCTTTGACAAACGTGATCCAAGCACATATCATACGCGACGTCGGTGGTATCCACGACTACTGGATTGAATCCGTCTTCTCCATTTTCCGTCGCATCCTTTTCAAGCAATGAAACGTACTTCTGAAAATCACGCCACCGTTTAACAGGACGTTGGTAAATTTCTAATGCTCGGCCACCCGGTTCAAACATCGCATAAAACGGGTTACCCGCATGACTGAGCATAGACGTCTTACCAATCTTTTTCTCACCATAAATGAGAATTAGATAGTCCCAGAGGTTGTCGCTAGGAACTGACTTCTTAGTTGGAAGTGTTAGTTCCTGGGCTCTAGACGACCGTTTCTTCTTTCTCTTCGCCACGTTCCTCCATCCTTGCTACAATACCCTTAGCAGCGGGCATAGCGTTATCAAAGTTGATGGGTCCACGTTGCTCAATCTGCTCCTTAAGCAACTCCCACATTTCACTTACTTTCATCGCCACGGACTGTCTCCTCCATGGACTGCGCCCATCGGGTTTTCCCTGAAGCAACTAACTCTAATACTCTTGTCCTTTCAGGATCGACCATAAACCTTTCGGTCCAAATCCGGCAGGGGTGTAGATCATATCGAACCTCTCCATCCTCACGGAGTCCGAGCACCGCTTCCGTCCTCTGATGCGCTTCGATCTTACTCAGACACTCACCCCCAGGGCGTTTGCATGGAGGCATGAAGAGTATTTCCAACTCCGGTTCAATCTCACAAAGTTGTTCCATCATGGACTGTAGAACGTAAGCCCAATACTCTTGCTGTAATAGATGGCATGTACGTGCTCTAGTGATACTCTGCGCTAGATCCCGAAGAGAGAACGTCCATCCAAAACCTGTTCGCATGTGGAGTGGAAGCAACCCTCTTGCGTCTTCCACAGGAATACCCAATGCTAAAAGGCTGGCGTATCCTTTGTCGATAGTTGACATAGTTTCTTTATAGATAACCTTCGCAGCGTCATTAGTTTCAATTTCTGGGGTAGTGAGGTATTCGCCTCTCTTCGAGAAACCACGTTGATCTCTGATGCGCTGTGACCGTGCGAAGAATCCGGTCTTTCTATAGCGAGTCATCTGGTCGAAGAATGCACGTGGCATCCCATCAATCCACCAACCGAATTGGATGAACTCGGGAATCTGTGTGAACTCGTAGATCAGTTTCTCAAAGAGTTCTTTTTCAGCAGTACGTCTTTTCAGATATAGTGCAGTTTCAGGACCCTTAGGTATAACCTCTAGGTCTCTAGACCGATTCCAAACCTCATACATGACACCGAGTGGATCTCTGGTGTACGATATGAGTTTTACCTCTGGTGGGTTGTCTTTGAATGTACTCACTCGCCCTCCTTGCGTATCATTGCCGACATTGCACTAGCGTATGGTTCAATCCTTTCATGCCAATCTGTGTTCTCAATTCGTTTGGCGACTATGTTAAGGTGCGTCGCAGCGGCACGGTTTCCTAATGCGACTTCACGACGGAGGTAGAGCCACACAGACCATACGTCTGCAAAGTCAATTATCCTACCTTCAAGACTAATTAAGTCTTTAGCTGTACGCCACCGATCCATGAGGATAGATCCACCACCAGGAAGTTCTGAATAGTTCTCTTCAAGAACTTTAATCGAGGCACGGGTCATTTCCTCGTTGAGTTTCATGCTGCTGTACTTGAACGGTCGGATTATATCCCCGGTGATGGATTCGTCGATATCGTGAAACAAACCCTTCTCTAGTAGAAGTGCGTAGTCGATCATCGTCGCACCATCACCGTCATTCTCACGTTCTTCGATATGTTGCGCCAGTATCCATGACAACTGCATTACGAAGTAGGTGTGCTCTGCTACACTCTCACGCTGGTGCTGCGGGAAAGAGGAGTAGCGATAGACCAACGCCATGCGATCCATTGGCGAGTCCATCCACTTGGTCAGGAGTTCATGCGCTTCATGAAACGCTTTATTCTCTTCGTAACTCATTCGATTTCACCTTCCCACGTTTTCGACATATCGATGCCTTCAACCGATATAAGCGACCCTCTACCTCGCTCTATAATATCTGTTGCAAGTACGCGGATACACGATTCCAACGATCTGAACGGGATCAGAGCATTGACCGTATTCACAACCATCAGATTCAAACCCGCCATCATGTTGCTTGTCACACCCAGACGAACGGTACCTGCTTTGTCTGCGTATCCCAATTCCCAAGATGTACCCATATCTTTGTAGGTTAGGTCAGCGATCATGAACTTACACGTATCAATGTGTAATTTGTTCAGAAAGAACGCTCGGTCAGCGACTATATCAGGATCGCCTGGTCTGTATCTGCAATCAAAACGTGGAGAAAAGAAACTAAATCCACACTCACGAAGTGCATTTTCAATTCTCTCAACTTGAACTATATGCTCAGGTTTAAAGAATGGTGCTGCGATATACACATCCCTTATACGTTCTTGTTGAGGCGTTCTATCAAGGTCTTTTGCTGCTTGATACCACCGTGTCATTTCGGTCCTCCACTAAAGAACGTATAATCATTACGGGAACATATCGGTAGAAATGGACACAAACCAAACTTTCCGTTACATTCTCCAGTATTACGATAATGAGTTAGGGACCCTACAGAGTGCTCTCTCATTCCGTCTAACCATTTCAGGTATTCAAGAATAATACCTTGAAGCTCACCTTTAACACGTGTTACTTCATCTTTGTCAGTGACCATCTCTATACGTATAAAATAAAATTCAGGTCGCTTTTTGATATCGGTCAGACAACGTTGTGCATATTCGCCTGAAGGTTCTTCTTTACGTCTATAGGTTCCAGGTCTGCGAATGTAGTTGTATAGAACTCCCTTTGGTAGCTTACCAAATAAGTGTTCTAATGCAATCATATACATACCGTGCTGAAGTCCGATAGGGATTGTTTCGACAAGTTTATCGACCACGATCTGTGAAGAGGTCTTGTTTTCAAACAACCAAAGACTTTTCTTCTTGACGAACTTTCGTCTGTCTTTCTTACTTCTAACTTTCCGGTAGAGCCAGTAGGCACTATCCATCTTTGCGTTGATGTTTACTTCGATGTGACCTGATACCTTTACCGGAATCTTGTGAAACCGCTCTGTAAGCGTTGAATCCCACTTCATCTCAAATAGATTTTTCTTCCAGTATTTAAAATACTCTGGCATGATAACTTCAGCAAGAGCGCATGAAGTATCAAGATACTCTAGTGCTTTCTGACCAGCTTTAGGATTCTCTTTTTGCCACTGCTTTTCAGCCATACTGACATAACGTTTGATACGTTTTGGTCCTGGAAGTTTAGTAATCTTTCCTTCACCAATACCGCGATGAACGTGCTGCTGTACTTCAGCGACAATAGTACCAAATGTCAAAGGATAGGAGGGTGATACGGGTACCACACCTTGAGCCGCAAACGCAGCTTTCTGCCTACAACCTAACCAGTCTGAGATTTTAGAATAACTGATACCATGTTTACGAGGATCGTAGGGCTCACGTTTATGCATTACAGTATGCAGGTGCAGACGCAGATCGGTACGCCATTAATTTTTTGTTGCCAGCAGATCGGAGTGGCGATACCGCAACGACCTTCCTGCTCCCACTCAGCCTGTTTACAAGCGCAAACGTGCCCACAGGGCTCCGGGGTACTGAACGGCCACCAACTTAACACAATTGAAGTGCAAGCTAATGCAGTTAGTACAATGGCGCAAGTTAGTACATAACGTTTCCATGATCGCATCTCAGAACCTCCCTTGGAAATAGAGTCCTAAACCAATAGCGTCCCATGCATGGGTCATCGGCATGATTCTAGCGCACGCTTTCGGGATTCTTGCTTGAATACGTTTAACCATCGCAGGTTTTGGAAGCTGACCTTTCCACTTAGTCGGTGTAATTAGATGGACACGCCGTTCTTCATCACTGAGTGCGAATAGCATACAGCCGACCAATGTCGTTAACTTAACAAGTGAGTTGGCTCTTGCTGTCAATTGTCCACCAGCAGACTGCATGTACTGTGGCATCTCGATTACAACGTCGCTAACCACTTCATTAACTGCTTTATCATATACCGCTTGAGCATACCAAATAGCTCTAACGTCCCACTCTTCGCCTCTGGGAGCAGTAATGACTGTCGCTGATTCAAGACGTTTACCGGACCAAACAGAGATGCCTGTACCACCCAGACCAGGGTCTACACTCATCATTCTGATTCGGTCAGGAATCATTAAACGGCACCCCCACAACGGGGCGAATCGTCATAGGGGTGCCTTCGGGTTGGTCTATCGTGTTGCCTGAAAGACCAAACAGCAACGCGAAGACCCTTCATTTTCGACTTAATCGTGATAGACCACGTAAGCATTCAATACAAACCATACCTTTAGGGTATTCTTGCGCGAGTCTACTCGGTAATTCTGATAAGTCTTTACTGCAATAAGTTCTTACAGTTCCTAATTTTGTCGCTATACGCATAAGGCACCAGATGATTGGTACTTTACGTCGCTTATCTTCAAGCGGATAGAACTTCATTTGTTGAACCTTAATTTGAGAACTTTTGCCAGAAGTCTTTTTGCTACGATATTCTTGTCTACCGTCAAATCAAGAACGTCTTCTTCTATCGATCCTTCGGTGACAAGATCAATGAGTAGCAGGGGTCGCCCTTTCTTTGGGTGAATGATCCGGTCTTCTGACTGAAACCGTTCCTCCCCGGAATAGGTATGGGAGTAGTAAATTGCTGTGTCAGCGGCACTATAGTCGATACCCATTTTTCCGGTCTTAATTTGAACCAAAAGAAGTTGGTACCGACCTTTGGCAAACTGCCTCTGGATCTCACGACGATCAGCAACCTTAACTCCTCCTCTAACTATAGCGCATGTGAACCCGTTGACTCCGTGTAAAAAGTCATACATCCACTCAATCTCTGAGTTGTATTTGAACCAGATAACAACCTGCTCACCCTTCAACTCACCTTTGAGTAGTTCCAAGACTTCTTTCGCCTTGGCGGTATTTATCATGTTGCCGTCTGGATCAAATCCACCAGCTATTCTGGACAACCAAGAGCAGTTGGCCACGATGTATTTACTCTCAAGCGTTTCACCACTAGCAAGTTGAACAGTAAAGTCCTTTTCAATTTGCCGTACCATTTTGATCTGTTTGGAATTTTGTTTTACAACTCTCCGCTCTTTAATCTTTTTGGAACCAATACCAGCCTCTTTGCGACTCAGCACAAAGCAATGCTCACGTACCGCTTCCTTGATCTTGTGGAACGTATCTTTCTTCGGTGCCCATTCATGTCCCCACACGTTACGGAAGTAGGCTTGTCTGAACGACCACCAGTTGTTACACCCCATGAACTGACCATCAAGCAGGAATGCCATTTGACAATAAAAGTCCATCGGACTCTCAGGACAAGGATAACCACTCATTATGGCTTTATTCGTAGTATTGTACGTCTTCTTAATCAATGCAGTAGTAATCTTAGCTGTTGGATTCTTGATGCGTGTGGACTCGTCTAGGATCATGACGTCCCATTTCATCGTGGCTAGTGGTGCCACCCAGGCGTCATCATCTAGAGGAATGCACACACCTTCATAATTCGTAATAAACCAACCACCTGATTTACGCCGTGCTCTCTTAACTCTTTCTCTTCGTGAACCATCTAAATATACAACTGGTTGATTTTCCAACTCTAGTTCATTCAGCCAGTCCGGTATAGTTGGGGTAGGTGCCAGTATTAATACCCTCTTAGGATCTTTACTCTGCGCCCAACGTATTACTACTAAACCTTTACCGAGGCGCATCTGCATCAACGCCCCGAAAGCATTACGCGTTTTACTAAATTCCAACGCAATGGATTGGTGAGTCATAGCCGCCCGTCGATTCACTGAGTCGGCACAACTCCGTGATCCGCTTTTTCCTAGTCTTGGGTTAGCCATGACTCACCAATACTCTACTTACTTCTTACGTTTCTTACGCTTCTTCTTCGGAGGTTCGGGTTCTTCGTCCTCTTCCTCCTCTTCGTCCTCTTCCTCCTCTTCGTCGTCGTCGTCGTCGTTTTCGTCTTCTTCAACGTCGTCGTCAGAGTCATCTTCCTCTTCTTCGTCGTCGTCGTCATCCTCGAAGTCGGCGTCGTCGGCTACGTCCTCAGTCTTCTTTTTCTTCTTCTTACCCTTACCAGGTGCAGCCTTTTTCTTCAGCGGGAGTTTCACCTTCTTACCCGCATCGTTGACCTTGTACTCGTGCAGCTTATCCTCTTCAGGAACTTCCTCTGCAAACGGCTCTTGGTCACGAATGCGCCCACGGTTCCATAGGTTCCGGTGGAGCGCGATATCTGCCAACGAATACTCCTTGTTGCCGGGGAATTCCGACCGCATGAAGTCTCGCATCTGAACATCGGTCAGTCGCTTCTTATGGTTGGTCTCAAGCATACGCAACCATGTCTGACCAACGTTGAGCCCCCAGGTCTGCCCGGTGGCGCCACGCTTCTTATCCTCGGCGGGTTTAGGACCTTTCGGTTCCTTTTTCGCCTTGGACTTGCCCTTGGTCTTTACGTCGACCTTAGACTTTTTCGACCCCTTGGTCGTTTTCGCCTTCTTTTTTGCCACGGTATTCCTCCCTATGGCGTTGAGGTCCCGGCGGGACCAATGTTAACTGACCAACGCAAGAATCTTATCGGTAGCCTGATCTACTCTGACCCGACTATCAGCAAAATCCTCACGCTGACTTACCCTTGTAACTCCTTGCGAGAGTCCCCATGCGGACCACGGAGAAGCACCATAAATGCTTTCATGTTCCGTGGCATCTTCGAGTGCAGCACGCACAACTTTTCTGGGAAGAATGCGTAGCTTGAAGATAAGATCCTCAACCTCTTCATCCGACGCAGCTAAGTCAAACTCCTTGGCTTTCTTGATTGAAGACTCAATAGCCTTCGGACTCTGCTCGGCATATAGACCAAGCTGAGTAGCCAAGGAATCCATCACCTTAGTGTCGGCGTCTCCAACGTGGCGCACCTTAATGTGCTTTACGTCTTCTACACCCCAGACAATGTGATTACCACAGACGTAAGCATATAAGAACGTGGTGATAGCCCATGAGCCAGCACCAACCTCAGAATTGGACACGAAGAAACCCCGTGCCAGTCCTTCATCTGTACCATCGTTGATTCGGTTCTCTTCATTCACCATGAAGATGAAGCAGTCCCTATCACCACAATACAGTCCGGATTGCCCCTTGATTTTCTCACCACCGAATGTTCCACCAGCATACGCAGGAGGTACATCCCAACCTTTGGCGGTCAGTCCCATGAGGCTTTCAACGACTTGGTAGTCCCAGACCCGTGTGTACCGAGATCCATTGAACGCCCTAACAGTAAAGTCACCTTTGTCGAAGTCGAATAGGACTCTGCTTTCGCGTTCATCCTCTGCATCTTCCCGCTCCTGAAGTCGGAAGCGGAGTACATCGACTGCGAGTTCGGCGGGGAGTTCAGATAGGAATTTCGGTGGCACCTTCATCCGTGCGCAAAATTGAGCGAATGACCAATTGGTGAACTTAATCTTGCTGCGACCTTTCGTCATTATAACGTCATCGCCATCAGCTTCAACACCAAAGTCATCAAAGAGCACTACCTTATAACGGGCACGCTCTCGCTTTAATTTAGCATAACGGAGTAAAGAGGCAAGGGACTTGAACCGCTCATCATCAGGTCGGTTGGCCCATTGACTAGACGCGGTATACAAGTTCTTACCCAAAACTTAAACCCTCTTTTTCGCGCTCGGGAATAACGCCTAGTAGAACAGAAAGCCCGAGTGTTGTCAATAGATATTTCGGTCTTTTTCTGTTTTTTTTCAGTGCAAAGTCCCAAGCAAGTTAGGTAGCTATTGATTGCATGCGCAATTCTGTCAACCATTTAAGGTGCTGATACGTCTCCAACCACTCTTTCATTGATCTTTCAGTCTGCTCAAACTGTTCAAGCAGAGGTTCGAGATCAGTATTTGGTAGGGCTATTGAACCATCTGGGAATAATGAGCGTAACTCATCAATCTGTCCGTTGATCTGATAATTGATATTTCTCAGATAATCGAACCCCGTCAATTGCCCTGCTTCGTGGACTTCAACAGTACCATTGAGCCACTTGACCGTGTAAATGAATCGACCATCGATTACTTCATCGACGTTAACGACTCGTCCATCACGGACTCCGAGATCGGTATCCTGTTGTACTGGGTCCCCCTCTCGGAAACAGGGGTAGTACTGTTCTTTAGCGGTCATCGCCCTCCTTTGCACTTACGTGCGATTTAAAAATTTCGGGCTGACTCCTCGTTAGAAGAGTCAACGCGAAACCTTTAATCTATTGGATCTGATTCAGTTTCCGGCGGACTCATATGGAACGGGCAATTAATGAATCCGTTTTCAGCACCCTCTGCTGAATTCATAATTGTGATCCCGTCATCTCTGACACGGATCTGAGCGTTGTTATCGTGATCGCACAACGCTAGTCGCAACTCTAGAACAGTCATACGGTTCTCCTTTCGAGTCAAAAAGGCGGAGCCTATATAGGACTCCATCCTTAGTTAAAAAAACTAATATACTTCTGAAACTTAGCTATTGCTTATATACCTTCCGCTTTTTTGGTTTCAATCCGAGACTCTTACGGCCCAACCTCTGACAAGCGAGCGTTCGACACTTAAAACAAAGGAAAAGGTAGAAGTGTTTTATTAGCGCTGAGTCAGTACATTCAAACAGAACTTTACCTCTTCGCTCGCCACAGTTCATGCAGAGTATGTGACCCTTGTAAAGACTGGCTTTCATGTTACTCATGACCTAATCGCCCTTTCCGCGCACGCATAATGGTGTGGTCCCTTACTGTCACCCTTGTCATCGAAGACTTCGTAATACACGGCTGAACCGATCTCAGTCTTGCATAACACACACTTCGGAGGTTCTTTACGTTGAAACGACCAACCAGTCATTTTATTCTTGATTTCCATTATTCCCACTGGTTTTTACTCCACCTTTTTTACTCTACCAAATTTTGAGTTATAATATTCTCTTGCATACCACGATCATACCCCGCCATCTTGGCTAGGTCATCATCAGAAGGTTTTGGTCTATTTTTATTCTCTTGGATAGGTTGGATCTCTTCATCAACGTATTTATCAATCTGATCTTTTTTGTTAACCAACACAAGTGCAGTTGTTTCTACCTGCTCATCTGATTTAGTGAAATGTACTTTCACCCAGAGAGCTTCAACAAACCCTTCGCAGTATGAGCGTTGGCTCTTACCATATCCAGGACCGATCTCTTTCTTTACCCAGTCATGGACTGACTTTATCAGAATTTTATAGGTGGCAACCGCTACAGCGACGTCTGTCTTATCACCAATGAAGGTGATGCAATCCTTGACCTTTGTCCGTGTCTTTCCTCTGTACCTGTATGATTTATTACGTTTGTACAAAAGAAATCGAGTCGTGGTAATATCTGCGACTACGAAACCCAGCATGGACATATAGTCTCTAATACCGATCCATGCATAGGCGTCTTCTTGATGAATATCAACCTTTGCGTGAACGATAGTTTCATCATCAGTAAAGGTTACCTCTGCAACCTCTATTGAGTGTTTGTCCATTAACTGCTTCGCCCGTGATGCTGCTAGTGCAGCTTCCGCAGGTGTTCCACCATTGGCGGGATCTGCGAGGCGGAGGAGTTTCTTAACCTTTCCTAGAACGTCGTCTTTTTTCGATTTCTTCGACACTCTCTCTCCCCTCTAACTTCTTGATAACCTTCTCTATCTCGCCTAGTGCTATATCATCATTTGATAATGATTTAAGCCACGCTGCGCACATACGACGTATTTCTTTCTGACGTTCAATCTCTTCTTGCAATGGTTGTACCATAGCTTGAAAGTCATCTTTGATACCGCGTAGAATATTATAGCGATCTTTATCGATTTGACGGCGTGGAATCTTACTTCGTTGTTCACTCACCGTACCACACCTTATTAGGTCGAACCTTGTTTTTATACACCGGCTTAGGGAACTCCTTCCGGGTACAGTAACCGCAGATATATGGTTTCATTAGTGAAGGTGTTTTACGAACCTTTTCGCATTTAGTGCATCTACGGCGTCTGATCTTAAATTTACTAGTCACTACCTACCAACCATAGGTATCACACTTAAACCCAGTAGTCAGTATGTTTCGCGCAACAGGTGAAGACAACTCGCGCCAAAACTTTTTGTCTTTATCAGTTAGATCACCATACTCGCAGATGAAGTCCATAACACAGTCAACAACTGCATCACGACTCATTGTGATACTGTAGTCGATCTTATCAGGGTCGGACCCCATACCTTGCTGAGAATGAGCACGGAGTATATCATCTCCGATAGCCTGCCAGGTTTTTTGACCAGCGCATTGGATTCGTTTGCAAAACCCTTCTACATCTTTCTGGAGATGATACTCTAAACGACGTTGCTCGGCCTTTGATCCGGGACTCATAACCACTCCTTCTTTACATGGAAGGTGAGGTCGTTGCCGGTGAGAGCAGGATCACAACCCATCTTGGTGATGGCGTCGTTGAGTGCTTCGGCCAATTGGTCGGCTCGATCTTCGTCGAAATCCGACCACCCCGACCCCCTGGGGTACACAGTGTAAGCGAGTGCCAATTTGGTCCAGTCAACCATATCATAGAAGGTACCAAAGTGGAGCGTTTCTATGCACCTGAGTCTTCCTTCAAAGTCTCTCAGCACAGCGTAGTGCTTTTTGAGTGGCGGTCCACCCGGCTCGCCCGTTTCCTCAGAGTAGTATGTAACTACGTCCCAAGGCTTGTTCATTGGGTCTTTGACCCTTTCCTTAGTCATACGGTCCTCCTTATGGTTTAGGACACCAGGGAGAACATTACCGAGAAATTGGCTTCGCCTAACGCTTTCTACGCTTCGAACCCTATGTTCCCAAGGCAATGCCCTTAGAACAGAGTCAAAAGCGTTAGGAGCAAGGCTACGGCTTCTCACGCGGTAATGTCCTCATTTGCTGGCCTAAATTGAGGTTATGAGCGTTGCTGGTCCATATTGACCATGATTACCAACCCCTTCTCGGCACCGGGGATCTGCTGGCGACCTCTAGTAGAGAATCGAAGGTCACGCTTCCCAGACGCCGAAGGCGTAGGTGACGTCATGTCAAACTCACACGTGACACGATTCCCCTCGATGATAACGTCCATGCCGTTGATGTTGCACTCAATCGACTTATTCTTACCCACTGTGTCTCTCCTCTTTTTAGTGGCATACGGCCACAATGAAAACAGATCAAACATGAAACCTATTTGGCGCTCATTCCAGACCATCCCAGTGACTTTGACGGTGATTCCCGCAGCGGTGGCAGTAGTGGCACAATCTAGAACACCAGATATGCCCCACGAAAAAGCACTTAATTCTGCGCCAGAGCCACATCACACCATCTCCACGACAGGGAGCCGACCGGACCACATCTAGTCGTCATCAACATCACCAATACCAAGCACTTCAAGCTCAGTAACAACTACCTCAACGTTCTCCTCAACCAATTCGATCATCTTGGCAGCGAACTTATCTCCACTACCCTTCTTCTTGGTAACAACCATGCTACCAAGGTCTTCGTGCCGACTCTTAGGGGCACGCTTTACTCTAATCATCATCCGCATCGAACGTTCTCCTCTTTTATGTAGAACTTATTTGTCCTACGGTTATTTGGTGTACGTTATTTGTTCTACTCTTTTTCCGTCTGTCTTTTTTCTTCTACGGTTCGTGGGATTGCCTCAACATCACTCATTTCAGCAATAATGAGACACTCTGCATCCTCGCAGACTCCAGGTTGGTGTCCGTCACAGAGAATTACATAGTGAGGAACATCGAAAACTTGACCGGATGCTTCACACTTTGTCCGAACGTTGAACAGTGAGATTGCCTCGCCTGTTATTCCGTTGAGATTGGAGGCATAGGACTTAACCTGAACTCTTCCTAATCTCTGCACTTGGTTTCCCTCCTCTTGAGTCTTCTTGACTCAGTTACGCCCTTCGGCCTCTCGGGCCGCTCTATTATAATGCAAGTTCTATGCCAAACTCAGTAAGAAGAAAAACCCTCAATTCAGAGGCTTTCGGTTTTCTTTTGCCCCGCCATTTTGGCCGACAATGCCATTTTGACGCGCCATTTTGGCATAGACCATGCGTGTCTAAAGATCGCGACCACACCTAGTGCAAACTATGTGCGGCATTGGTCCGTTTTCAGGATCCCCAGGATCTAAGTCCACGCAGGTATGACCGAATATCGCGCAAGTTACCTGAATTACCAGTCCCTTCCACGTTCCTGTTACCCAATCTCGGACACTTGGTTCCACACCAGCAGCACGACATTCGTGTCTATACTGTTTAAACAATTCCGTTCTCCTTAGGTTTAGAACTTTTAGTTTCTATGCGTGTTCATCGCAGTACAGCGAAAAGTTGTTTGTCTGATTGGGGCACATTGGTGTCTTGCATCTGAAAGGAACGTCGAAGAAATCCACGCCGCAGACTTCGATGTGGCAACTCACTATAAGGTCGGCCAACTTAACCAGACACTTAATAGCTTCACGTGGTTTGTCGAACACAAGGAAGAACTCTTCATATGAGTTCCAGTCCCATTCCCTGAATTCGACTTGGTCGAGATCAATGGGACTTGACGTAGTTCCTGCATAGATTGGGCGACCATCTATTTGACTGGCCGCAACGATACGATATTTCCTCATTACTTACCTCCTATAGTTGGTTTGTTACGCTTGTAAAATTCACTATTCTCTGGAGAATGGCTGTGTTTAAAGAGTCGAGTAATCGGGCTTTGAAGCAGTTCATTGATCGGCTTGAAATTGATTGGTGGATCATTGGCAACCAGATTATCGTCGCCGCATTCACCACAGAACGTATCATCCCACTCTGTCTGATATCCACAAGTCCCGCAATATCGGTTCTTTACTGCTTGCATGTCACTTCTCCTATGGATTTGAAGTTATGCATCATTAGTATTTGTTCTACCTTCTCGACCATGACGAATAATGAGTTGGAGAATGGTATTCTGTGCCAAACCTCAACTCCGTTCGGAACCTCGCATGTGGGAAGGAGTCGCAACCCCTTGCCAACCTTGAACCAAACACCTAGGTCTTGTTCCACAGCCCACGCATCCGACACAGCTTCGATTAACTGCTCTGTGTCATATTTACCGGGACGCTGTGGATTCGCCCTAATTGTAGCCACGTTAATCACCTCCTTTGTAACCACATTGGAGAGACCGGGTTGTGTAGACCCCGTCCCTCAATATGTGTCTACAACCAAGGATTCCGAGTTTCGTCAGGCGCCCATAGGTCATTCACCCAGATAATGAAACCTAGGAGGAGGAGCAGCAGCACGAATACTAATGTTCCCATCATTGGTCTTTCTCCCAGAGTTATTTGTCTCTACCTTTTACTCTGTAGGGAATCTTGTTTTATGAACTGTGCGTGTCCACTCCGTATCACCGACCAAACCTTCTCGTAATAGTTTTTAGGCTCTTCGCCCCATTCAGTGGCCGGACGGATCTCAGCTTCAAGTCCTCTCATGGTTAGCGCCAAAAGGGTACTTTGAAAACTAATCCTTGCGGCATTTAGGGGGAGACCCAGTGGGCTCACCCGGTGCCACTCTGCCCCGATACGGACGAAGCACCCATAGTAGGGACTTCGTTTGAGAACTTTGTGTTTCATGTTTTTCCTCGACTCCGTCTCTGGCTCTTAGCCTTCGACCTTGCGGAGCATATTCCGTTCGAAGATGAACATTTCGCCTCCGTCCTTGTCATTCATGTAGGCAAATGCGACAACAACCCAGTCCTGATTGTTGTGTTTGAACTCCGCAATAAATGTTCCCTTCTCACCGCTCATATTACCATACATCCCCTCATGGACTTCCACGAAGTCTCCAACCTTTACATCAGACATAGTTCCTCCTTTCGTCTATGACGAAGTTCGGCCAGCAGAGCGGCTGACCATGCAAAAAATGTTGCAAAAAAACCAATTCCAAAATCCCTTCACAAAAGCAAAAATCGGAACTTTCGCCCCGCTTTCGCCTTTCGCTTTTCTTTCGCTTTCGCTTTTCTTTCGCCGAAAATGAGGCGAAAACTTTTGGCACAATTCTTGCCTCCGCCCGCTTGGCGCGGGAATTGCAAAGAAAAGGGGAGGCGGATTTTTGCCCGCCCCCCCCGCGCTCTTTAGGAAAGCGCCTTAATCCGCGCTTCCAGCTTGGCGATTTTCGCGCCGCTCTGTCCCGCGCGCTTCGCCTGTGCCTTGCGCTCTTTTGCCTCAATTGCGCGCCAATGTTCGATGCGCGCTTGCGCATATTGAACAAATGTCTGTCCCGCGAATTGCGCGCGCTCTGCGGGCATTAATTTCGCTCCCGATGTGTCGGCCTGTGCCGCTGCAAGCTGTCCGCGCGCTAAGATCAGCGCGGCCGCTTTAAGATCCGCTGCGCTCGGAGCGCCCTGTTGTTTCGCCTGTGCCATTGTGGCTCCTTTCAGGGGGAGGAAATTGTTGCCTCTCGGCGCCCCCTGTGCCCCTATATAATGCAAGGCGCGCGCCAACATTTTCCCCCCTAATTATGGGGCTTTTTAGCCTAGCGGCGGGGCTTGTGCCATTTTGGCGCGCGGCAAGGGGCCATTTTGGCGCCCCCGCGCTTAATGCAAGAGCCGGGCCAATAAAACTGTGCCAATATGGCGCGAATGTGCCGAAATGGCGCGCTTTTCCTGGCATATTTCTTGCTAGCTTGACAAAACGCGAAAGCAAGGCGAAAATGGCACAGGGCGAACACAAGGCGAAAGTCTTATTTTGGGGGTAGGGGGCAGGGCGCGCGCTGAGAGGCGCCAGAAGGGGCAAGGATGGCCGATCACAGAGAGGGGCAAGCAAAACAGCCCGATCACAGCGGGGCTATTGTAGGCCATTCTAAGGCGCCTGAGCCCTATTGTAGAGGGAGCCTGAGAGGCCCTGAGAGGGGCCAGGAGAGGCGCGCGCTGATAAGAGCCGGAGAGGGGGGCAAGCTAGCGCCCCGCCTGAGACAATTTGCGCAGCCTGAAGGGGGTTTGCTCGCAATTTTGTCGCGGCGCGCCAAGGACAAATGCAGGTTGCAAGGATACGTTACCCCAAAACCGATTTCTAGCGTTAGTAAATTTTTTCTGGAAGTAATACGGTTTTCTAATGAAGACGCGCGCAAGAGTAAGGTTACTATCCTGTATCAAATTGCCGGGGCCTTATATACACATCCGCGCCCACACACA